AATGCACCGCCGGCGACAACACCGCGATCATCTGGTGGGAGAAGACCCGCGCCGGCAAGAGCGATCGGCTGGCGCTGGTGAACCCGCCGGGCGAGGTCTTCCGCACCGCCAACATGCCCGCCCAGCCGGAGCTGATCGGTGAGTACTTCGCCCGTCTTGAGGCGATCGCTGCCGATCGTGCCGCTGGAAGACTTGCTGAACGAGTGGCAAAGGCCACGCTACCGGACGATGGAGGCGGTGAGGACCCTCTGCCGGATTGACCGTTTCTTCCTGCTGGTCATGGTGCTGCGCCGGAAGGACATGCTGCACCCCTGGATCTACGAGCGCTGCCGCGAGGTCGAGGCGGATCCGGACGGGCACTTGGACATCTGGGCCCGTGAGCACTACAAGTCGACCATCATTACGTTCGGCGGGCTGATCCAGGAGATCCTGATCAACCCCGAGATCACTTGCGGCCTCTTCAGCCACTCGAAGGGGATCTCGAAGAAATTCCTCGGCCAGATCATGGAGGAGCTGCAGGGCAACGAGCTCCTGAAGGAGGCCTATCCCGACATCCTATGGGCCGACCCCGAGCGCCAGGCGCCGCGCTGGGGCAAGGAATCGGGCATCGTCGTCAAGCGCAAGTCCAACCCCAAGGAGGGCACGATCGAGGCCTGGGGCCTGGTCGACGGGCAGCCCACCTCGACGCACTTCCAGCTGCTGCTTTATGACGATGTCGTGACCCTGGAGAGCGTCAACACGGCAGAGCAGATCCAGCGCACCACCGAGGCCTGGTCGATGTCGGACAACTTGGGCGTCGCCGGCGGCCGCAAGTGGTACGTCGGCACTCGCTATCATTTTGCTGACACTTACGCGGAGATCGAGAAGCGCGGTGCAGCGAAGGTGCGGATCCACCCGGCGACCGACGACGGGACAGTGGATGGACATCCAGTACTCCTGACGGTCGCGCAGTGGGCGAAGAAAAAGATCGACCAGCTCGAGGCGACGATCGCCTGCCAGATGCTCTGCAACCCGCTCGCGGGCCAACAGCGCATGTTCAACGTGAACGACCTGCAGGTGTACGAGGTGCGGCCGCTCTCGCTCATGGGCTACCTCCTCTGCGACCCGGCCAGATCGGTCAAGAAGGACAGCGCGCACACCGCGATGGTGGTGCTCGCGCTCGATGCCGCCGGCAACAAGTACTTGCTCGACGGCGTCGATCACAAGATGGACCTCATGGAGCGCTGGCGCTGGCTCCGCGACCTGCGCAACGCCTGGTTCGATGCGCCCGGCATGATGGGCTTTAAGGTGGGCTACGAGTCGTACGGCGCGCAGGCGGACATGGATTACTTCCTCGAGCAGCAGCGCGTCGAGGGCGAGCGCTGGGACATCGAGGAGCTCAAGTGGCCGCGCGAGGGCGAGGGCAGCAAGAAAGATCGCGTGCAGCGCCTGGGGCCCGACATCAAGCGCCACCGCTTCTACCTGCCGTACCCGACCGATCCTGAGCGGCTTACCAAAACGCAGCGCAAGATGATCGCGGCGGGCTACGGCTACCGGGTGAGCCAGCAGATCCGCAGGCTCGATGAGAACGACAAAGTCTATGACGTGAGCGACAGACTGAGGCTCCAGATTTCCTTTTTCCCCTTCGGTGCGCTAAAAGACCTCGTCGACGCGGCGAGTCGGATCTACGATCTCGAACCGACGCCACCCGAGTATGTGGACCAAACGAGCCTGGAGCCTGACGTGACGTGAGCCATCTCTCAGACGAGGAACTGAACCAGCTGCTCATCGATGCCGGCCGAGCGGACAAGCGGCTGCGGCCGGTGTCGCGCGAGTACGCGCCGCTCGTGCCGCGCATCACGCGCCTCCTCGAGGAACAGCGCACACTGCGCGACCAGGCGGCCGAGCGGGACTTCCACTATCACGAAGAAGGAGCGAGCTGATGTCACTGACCCTCATTTTGCTGGTGTTGGCGTTCGTCTGTTTCCTGGTGAGCGCGATCGGCATCCCGGTGCCGCGCGTCAACTTAGTCGCTATGGGCCTGGCGCTATGGGTGCTCTCGATTCTGATCGCCGGTCACGGCATGCCACTGCGCTGATGCAGGCGTTCGCCTATCAGGGAGCGGCGGCGCCGTGCTACGGCCGCCCCGGAGTCTTTGACCATCCTTCCTGGGTGACGCGCCCGCTCGACGAATCGCCGTAGAAGGAGATATTTGATGCCTCTGCCCCCACTTTCTCCCACCCTGGGCCGCCAGGTCACGACCAGCCAGTACTCCCTCGAGGAAATGGTGAGCCGCGCCTGGGGACCGGAGTTCCGCGCCCCCGACCACCGCGTGTATGTGTTCGGCGGCGGCGTGCGTGCCTTCGACTCGACCGACATCGGCACGACCGGCATCTACCGCCGGCCCACCACTGGGAAGAGCGAGGGCTATCCGGAGTGACTGAGTGCACGCCGCCGGGCGTAGTCTGGTTTGCAACCCAACAGGAGAAGTTGATGACCAAGAAAGCTGTGAAACGCAAAGCACCGAAGGCCGACGAGACGGGCGCGGAGCCCACGCCGGTGACGCCGCCCCAGGGCTTCTCAAAGACGATGGACCTGCGCTTCATCGACGGGCAGCTCCACCAGCTCTATACGAGCGGGCACCCGGGCGAGAACGCTGAGCACTGGCAGCCGGTCGAGGCCTGGGAGACCGACGCCGAAGGCGAGAGCGCACTCATCGAGTGAGCGACGATCAGATCATCCACGTCGACCAGGGCGAGCCGGAAGAAGCTGCAGAGCTCACGGCCGCCCTCGAGATCGGGCGCGTGCTCGAGCGCCACTACCCGCACCACCCCTGGCTGATCTCCTTCTCCGGCGGCGCGCTCGTGATCCGCCACCTCCCGATCGCGAACGCGGTGGCGATGGCGACGGGCAAAGAGGGCTTCGGGCAGCTGCTCAAGAAAGAAGCTCAGAAGACCAATTACCAGGACCTGGCGCACCAGGCAGTGGCCGCGGGCGGTGCGCTCCTCGAGGCCTTCGGTCTACCTCGAGGCGCGTGGGATGGGCGCGATCCGATCGTGCCCGACGACCTCATCAAAGCGGCGAAGGCCGGCAAAGCAGGGAGAGATCTGATCCATGGCTAGGAAACCTTCGCTCCCCTGGCGCACGCAACCCGCCTCGATCGATGATCCACCCTCGAACGAGGCCGAGCTCGACTACCGCGGCGCGGACACGGAGACACCGGGCATCATCATGGAGCCCGACCAGAAGCCGCCGGGCTTAGGAGCCGACGATCCGGACGCGGGCTCAAGCCCTGAGTTTTCGGATGAGCTCGATCAGGGCGATGACGCGGAGGATGGCACCGCAGATGACGATGAGGGCGATGATGAGGATCTCCCAGACTTCCTGCAGCGAGCCAAGGACGCGTACGCGTTCTCAACGTCGTACATGGATTCGAATCTTCGAAAGCCTCTCGATGATAGCCTTCGAGCTTTCAATAATCAGCACGCAGCTGACTCCAAGTACAACAGCGAGACTTTCAAGCGCCGATCGCACCTCTATCGACCGAAGACTCGAGCAGTTATCCGCAAGAATGAGGCGGCTGCAGCGGCTGCTTTCTTCTCGAACTACGACCTCCTGAACACCGAGCCGGTCGACCCCTCGAGCAAGGAGGAGTCGGTCTCGGCCGCGGTGATGAAGGAGATCCTGCAGCAGCGCCTGACCATCGACATCCCCTGGTTCAAGGTGGCGATCGGCGGCTTCCAGGACGGCCAGGTGCAAGGCGTCGTCGCCGCGCACATCTACTGGAAGCACCGCACGCGGAAAGATCGCACCGACGGGCACGTGCCCGTAGAGGACAAGCCGTGCGTGGACCTCATCCCGCGCGAGAACATCCGCTTCGACCCGTCCGCCGACTGGACCGACCCGGTGCACACGAGCCCTTACTTGATCCACCTCATCCCGATGTACGTGTGCGACGTGAAGGAGCGGATGCAGCACCCGGACCCCAAGGGCCAGCGCTGGAAGGCGCTCTCGAACGCTGAGCTCTTCAGCGCCAAGACCTCGGATGATGACTCGAGTCGCGCGGCGAGGCTCAAGACCCCGCAAGACCCGGCCGGCCAGGACCGCACGATCTCCGACTACGACGTGGTATGGGTGCACCGACACATACACCGCTGGGACGGCGAGGACTGGGAGTTCTACACCTTGAAGAGCGAGGTGATGCTCACGGACCCTGCGCCCCTGATCGAGAACGTCTGGCACGGCATGCGCCCGTACGAGCTCGGCTGCTGCGTGCTCGAGACCCACACCACCAACCCCTCGAGCGTGCCGACGCTCACGCGCGAGGTGCAGGAGGCGGTGAACGATGTAACCAACCAGCGCTCGGACAACGTCAAGTTCGTGCTCAACAAGGGCTATTTCGTCAAGCGCGGCAAGAACGTCGACACCTCGAGCCTGGTGCGGAACGTCCCCGGCCGCGTGACCATGGTCGACGATGTCGAGAAGGACGTGAAGGAGCAGAGCTGGACCGACGTCACGCAGTCGGCCTACCTCGAGCAGGATCGCTTGAACTCCGAGTTCGATGATCTCGCCGGCAACTTCTCACCCACCCAGGTCGCGCAGCAGCGCACCGCGCGGGAATCCTTCAAGACGGTGAACGCGATCCAGTCGCCGGCGGTGATGATCACCGAGTACATGCTGAAGACCTACGTCGAGACGTTCCTCCTGCCGGTGCTCCGCCAGGTGGTGCTGCTCGAGCAGTTCTACGAGTCGGACGCGGTGCTGATCGGCATCGCGGGGCAGAAGGCGAAGGTGGCGCAGCGCTTCGGCCAGTCGGAGGATCTCGACGGGCTGCTGGAGAAGCGCATGACCGTGACGATCAACATCGGCATGGGCGCGACCAATCCGGACACGAAGCTGCAGCGCTTCATGAACGCGATCGGCGGCTTCGCCAAGATCGCGGTGAAGCCGCCGCCGGCGATCGATTTGAAGGAGGTGCTGAAGGAGCTCCTGGCGCTCGCGGGCTATCGCGACGGCCAGCGTTTCATGTCGGACCAGGATCCGGACAAGGTGAAGATGCAGCAGCAGATCGCCGCGCTCACGCAAAAGTTGAAGGAGCTGATGCTCGAGAAAAAGAACAAGGAAGGTGCGAACAAGGCGCGCGTGCAGGTCGCGCGCGAGGGCAACATAACGAAGCTCGTGCTCGCCGCGAAAGAGGATGCGCATGAGAACAAGCACCTCCTGATCGGGCACCTGATGGACCTCGAGAAGGCGAGCGCCGCCTCGAGGGCGCAGGAGCAGCTGCAGGAGCAGGGCGCGATGCAGCAGCAGCAGGGCGCGCAGGCCCAGGCGGCGGCTAAAGCGGGCGCGGCGGCATGACGGAGGAGATCGACGAGGCGGCCGAAGCGGAGCCTGCCGACGATCTCCTCGCCACGGCCATCTTCGGCGCCGAGGTCGAGCGCTTCATCACGGACGATCGGATCGGACAGCTGATTGTCGCCCGGGCGAAGGAAGACATGGAGGCCGCGCAAGGTGAGCTCGTCGCGATCGCGCCCGAAGACGCGGTTAAGATCCGCGCGGCGCAGTTCAAGTATCAGGTGGCCGCGCGTGTGGTCGGGTGGCTGCGGGATGTGATTATCGACGGGCACAACGCCCGCAAAGTGGTCGAGGAGACAATCGAGTGATCAAAAAATTCTTCCGCCTCATGGAATCGAACGAGGGCACCGAGGCTGAAGGCGCGCGGCCGAACCCGGCCGAGGTGAACGCCCAGGGGAACCGCCAGCAGCTCTCGCGCCGGCAGCAGATCGCCGATCGCCTGGACGGCGCCCGCTCGGCGGATCTCGAGGACACCGACGGGCGCAACATCACCGGCCGCTTTGCCGACGGCGAGCTCGACGACAGCCCTGAGGCGCGCGAGGCCGCGGCGATGCGTGAGGACGAGGAAGCCCGCGCCGCCCTCGAGGAGGAAGCCGAGCGCGCCCGCGCAGCCGAGCTCCAGGAGGAAGGCGCCGAGGAAGCGCCGGAGGGTGACGAGCCCGCGGCCGCTCGCACCGCGGCAGGGGAAGACGCGCCCGAAGAGAAGCTCATCGAGGGGGTGAAGCACTACCTCGTGGTGACCAACGGGAAGGAGAAGTGGCTCACGTTTCCGCAGCTTCGCGCCCTCGCCCAGAAGTCAGATGCGGTCGATGACGCTTTACAGCGCGCCAACGAAGCGGTACGTTCCGCAACGCAGCTCGATCTTCGCCCACGCGAAGAGCCGAGCGAGGAGCTCAGCGATGAGCAACTCGAGGGTGTCGTCTCCTCGGCAGTCATGGGCGACAGGGAAGCGATAAAGAAGCTCACGACCCTCATCAAGCCGCGGCCATCCAAGACTCCGGACGTCACGGCAGAGGTAGCTCGAGCGATCGCGACCAGAAGCGCAGTAGCTGATGCTGAACGCCAGGTCTCGGATGTTTTGAGCGTCGATGCTTTGGGCCCCGTCTTCCGCGCACGCCTTCAGGCGGTCGCGAAGCTCGAGCCGGAACTTAGCATCGCCGCGGCCTACAAAAAGGCCGCTGACCAGGTCCGCAAGGACTTCGGACCCATGCTCAAGACGAAGCCCGGAAGCCTTGCGGACAAAGCCCAGCGAAAGCGCACGTTAGTCACGCCGCCGACGGCCGCCTCGAGGGTGGTCAGACGGAGTGACGAGGCGGAAGGCGAGGAGAACCCGACCTCGGTGATCGATTCGATCGCCAAGAGCCGCGGGCAGAACCGAGCCATCCGCCACGGTCGCAACCTATCGCAGGGCTGAGGAGTCACCGCCACTGACTCCCGCCCGTAAGGGAGTCATCCATGGCAGGTCAAGTCTGGTCCGTCTCGACGTTGGGCGGCTATCTCTACGCCCGACAGCTCTCGAATGTGCTGCGCATGAACGTGCAGCCCCTCACCAAGTTCCGCCAGTTCGCCGATGTGCACGACATCAGCCAGCAGGGCAAGAAGAAGGGCGACACCTTCACCTGGGACGTGGTCTCGGATGTGGCGACGGTCGGCGGGGTGCTGGTGGAAACGAACACCATGCCCGAGACCAACCTCACGATCACGCAGGGCACGCTCACCATCACGGAAGCGGGCAACTCGATCCCCTACTCGGGCAAGCTCGACAATCTGTCGAAGTTCCCGGTCGAGGACATCATCAAGAAGGGCCTCAAAAACGACACGGTCAAGACCATCGACCGGCTCGTGTGGGGCCAGTTCAATCAGACGCTCATCCGGGTGATCCCAACGGGCGGCACCTCGGCCGCGGCGATCACGCTCTACACGAACGGCACAGTCACCGGCACCAACTCGATCGCGTACAACAACGCGCACGCGAAGGCGATCGTCGATGCGATGAAGGAGCGCAACATCCCGGCCTACATCGCGGACGACTACTACTCGCTCGCCTGGCCGACGACGCTGCGCACCTTCAAGAACTCGCTCGAGACCATCCACCAGTACTCGGAGACGGGCTTCAACCTCATCATGAACGGTGAGATCGGCCGCTACGAGAACGTGCGCTACATCGAGCAGACCAACATCGCCAAGGGCAACGGCTCGACCGGCATCGCGACCGCGACGGGCGGTGACATGGTGCAGTGGGTGAACGGCCAGTCCGACTGGATCTTCTTCTTCGGCAACGACACCGTCGCCGAGGGCATCGCGGTCCCCGAGGAGATGCGCGGCAAGATCCCGACCGACTTCGGCCGCTCGAAGGGCATCGCCTGGTACTACCTGGGCGGTTTCGGCATCGTCCACACGCTTGCCATCAACGTGCGCATCGTCAAGTGGGACAGCGCCGCCTGATCTGATCTCCCCCTTAGGCGCGGGGCCTTCTCCCGCGCCGTTTTTCTAAGGGGATCAACGCGAGGGGCCGCAGGAGAGAGCGATGTCACTGAACAATGCCACCCGTCAGGTCGCGTACGACAACTCGAGCGCGATCACCCGCCAGGCCGCGCAGCTCGCGGCCAATTCCGCCGGCTCAGGATCCTTGAGCGGCAAGTTCTACGCCTGGGCCGCGCTCACCGTCTACGGTGTGACCTTCGCGGTCACCACCGCCGGCACCTCGACCTACACGGTCGGTGGCACGGCGACGAACCCGGCGGCGCAGTTCTCCGCGATCGTGATCCAGAACACGAACACGACCGGCACGGCCGTGACGCAAGGCACGACCACCATCGGGCCCTTCACCATCGGCGGCACCTCGACCGCGACCAATGTCGGCGGCACCTCGGGCGGCATCGCCGGGGGCTTCCAGGGACCGTACGCGCTCAACACCGTGGGCGGCACGAACACCACGCAGACGGTCGGCACCGCCACTTACTCCCTGGGTTATCCGGGCAACGCGAGCGCGGGCTTCGGCGGGATCCAGCTCAATCCAGGCGATCAGGTGTACTTCGTGAACGGCACCGATGCGACCGCGGTGGTCGTGCCGATCCTGCAGTACTCGCTCACGGGCGTCACCGGCTCGATCCTCTCGTAGGAGAACGCTATGGCACTCGGAGTCAAAAACGTCGCCGACCCCTACTACCTGCAGCGGGGCGCCTTCGCGGGCGCGCTCGCGGCGGGCGCAGCGGCGCAGTCGGCGAAGTTCATCGCGCACGCAGCGCTCCTCTTGTGGTCGCTCTCCGGGGTGCAGACGGTCCTCTCGACCTCGACCTACACCAACACGGTGAACGGCACCGCGACGACGGCCGCGTTGTCGCAGCAGGTCTCGCTGATCGTGATCTCGAACACGAACACCGCCGCGGGCTACGGCGGCACGGGGTCGGCCGCTTTCTCAACGACCACGGTGGGGCCCTTCACCTTAGGCGGCAGCTACGCGCCGGTCAGCGGCACCGGCACCGCGCAGGTGAACAACCCGAACCAGTTCGCGTTGAACACCACCACGGGCACCGGCGGCCAGGGCGGCATTCCGGTGCCGGCGGGCTCGGTCGTGTACGTGGTGGGCGGCACCGATGCGACCGCGACCAGCTCGTTCTCTATCGACTATTCGATCCAGCAGTTCGCACCCGTCACCCTGTAGGAGACATCTCGATGGCAAAGCTCAATCAGCGCGGCAAGCAATACGAGACGCCGCAGATCACCCCGGACAACTCGGCGACCGAGTTCTTTGGCGGTGAGTCGCCGAGCGCGGCCGACATCCAGAGGAGCGCGAATGCTCGAGGGCAGAAGCGCCACGAGATGAAGCGCCAGTCACTCGCCGACGAGGAGGTGCTGCCGGAGTCCACCGAGATGGTGAACAACGAGCTCGTGGGCGTCCGCGACAACGGCTACCTCGTCAAGAAGGAGCTCGAGTTCGGCGTCAACGCGATGTACAACTCGCTCCCGCCCGGCATGGACATCGAGGACCAGGAGAACTGCGACATTCGCAAGGAAGACCTGGTGATCTACTCGGGCGGCATCGGCTACCCGGGCGATGGTTGGACGCGCAAGCAGGCGGGCAGGCAGAAGGACACGGGCCGGCCGGGTAAGACCAACTACATCGGCAAGCGCGGCACGTAACCCCCCGAGGTCGCCATGACCAAGATCGTCCAGGAGAAATTCCAGGTCGACTACCCGCAGGAGCGCAACGACGATGCGCACAGCGGGTGGATCACCGATGCCGAGGCGCGCGCGAAGAAGAACCTCAAGGGGCGCGAGGGGCGCCCGGGCGGTGACTCGCTGTCCCGTTTCTCGGACAACTCGGCGATGTTCAACTCGCTCCCGCCTGGTGCGGACATCGAGGACCAGGAGGTCAACGACATCCGGCGCATGGAGGTGGTCGACGGCGCGGGCTACAACCAGGTGACCCAGGACGTCGATGCACGGTCCCTGCGCACGGGCTTCTCGCGCAAGAAGATCCTCTCCTCGGACGATGAGTACACGCGCGAGCACAACGATGCCTTCTATGACACCGTCGAGGTCGACGGTGTCGAGGGCTACGTCGAGCGCAACAACATGCTGGACCGCATGTAATGCCGCAGCAGTTAGGCGAAGGGAACTGTCAGTACACCGCGATCTCGACCAACGGGACGACCACGGTGACGCCGGGGCCCGGTCCCGCCGGCACGCTCCCCGTGCAGGTGTTCTTCGGCTTGACGCTGATCGCCTTGGGCACTGCGCCGCAGGCAAACGTCTACGATGTGATCGTGCCGCCGCCGAATGCCGGCACCAATACGGCGACCGTGACCAACACGTTGCTGGTCGCGGCAGGCACCGCGGCCGGGCAGAATTTCCCCGCCGGCGTGCCGGGCATCGGGCTGCGCTACAAGGGGCAGCTCGTCGTCGTGACCTCGGGCACCGCGGCCGGGCTTTGGAATACGCTCTGGGACTAGGAGAAGCAGCAATGGCAGACAAGACCACCATCGGCAATCAGAAAGCGGCGAAGTTGACGCCCGAGCCCACGCTCGCGGTCGCGGCTGCGCTCGGCACGCCGCTCGAGCTCGAGACGCCCGAGGAGCGCGAGGAGAGCCTGATCGAGCGCGAGAATGCACTCGCTGCGCGCGAAGCACGACTCGCGGCGATGGAGGAGCGCGTCATGGCGCGCCTCGAGCGCCTCGAGAAGATCCAGGCCGGCGAGAAGGTCGAGGCCGATGAGGATGGACCGAAGCAAGGGCCGATCGAGTGGGACGAGGACGGGCGGCCGCTCCCCTGGCTCGACATGACGCGCAGCTACGGCGTCGTGATCGGCGACGATCCCGCGGGCTTTGCGCAGGACGGTCACCGCTTCTCGAAGGACCGGAAGTATCTCTGCGATGAGCCGAAGGGCACGGGCAAGCCGTTCAACATCCGCATGCTGGGGCTCGTCAAGGCGATCGCTCGCGCTGCGTGAGAGAGGATCGCACAGCGCGCAACGCGTGAGGTCTTCGGGGGTGAACTGATAATCTCGCGCACGCGGAAAACTTACTGGAGGGCGCGCGCGTGACTTGGAGCAAAGACGGACCGCTCGGCAACGAGAGCGGGAAGATCAAGTGGGAGATCGTCAAATACACCCGCGGCCGTGGTCTCGATCTCGGCTGCGGCCTCTACAAAACCTTCCCGCACTTCATCGGTGTCGATAACCGCAAGGACGCGATCCTCTTCGGCCAGCCGATCAATCCCGACATCGCCGTCGAGACCGCGGCGGACCTGTCGATATTCGCAAGCGGGAGCCTTGACTTCGTTTTCTCATCGCACCTCCTCGAGCATTTCCCCGAGCAGGCCTACGATCCGCGGCGGTTCACCAACGTGCTCGAGCGCCAGCTCGCCGAGAAGATGCTCACCGAGAAGCACACCGCGGTGCAGGCGCTGCGCGAGTGGTTTCGAGTCATCAAGCGCGACGGGCACCTGATCCTTTACGTCCCCGACGAGGACGAGTATCCGAAAGTGGGCGAGGAGGGCGCCAACCCCGATCACTGCTTGAACCTCTCGTACGACAAGGTTATCGACCTCGCCAAGCGAAGTGGCGCCCACTGGGACCTCATCGACTTTCAGCGCCGCAACGCCGGCGTCGAGTACTCGCTTTACTTCGTGTTCAAAAAAGTCGGCAATGGCCACCATTTCAGCTGGCAGCGCGCCAAGCGCGCCGAGAAGTCGGTCGGTGTCGTGCGCTATGGCGCGTATGGCGATCTGATGCAGGTCTCCTCGGTGCTCGCTGGCCTCAAGCGTCAGGGCTACCACGTGACCTTCTACACCTCGCCCCCGGGCGACGAGGTGATCCGCCACGACCCCTCGATCGATGAGTTCTATCTCCAGGACAAGGACCAGGTGCCGAACCACCTGCTCGGGGATTTTTGGCGGTATCACGCCGCGAAGTATGACAAGTGGGTAAACTTAAGCGAGAGCGTCGAGGGCTCGCTCCTCTCGATGCCCGGCCGCTCGGTGCACGCCTGGTCGCCGGAGGCGCGGCACAAGGCGCTCAACTTCAACTACCTCGAGATGCAGCACCTGATCGCGGGCGTGCCGCACGAGCCGCGCGTGCACTTCTATCCGACGCCCGACGAGGAGCGCTGGGCGGAGAGCCAGAAGAAGCGCTTAGGCGGCAATCCGATCGTCGTGTGGTCGCTCTCCGGATCCTCGGTGCACAAGACCTGGTCCGGTCTCGACCCCACCATCGCCTCGATCCTCTTGGACTTCCCACAGGCGCGCGTCGTGCTCGTGGGCGGCCCCGACGGGCGGATCCTCGAGCAGGGCTGGGAGCACGAGCCGCGCGTGATCCGTCGCGCCGGCGAGTGGAAGATCCGCGAGACGCTCGCCTTCGTGCAGATCGCGGACCTCGTGATCGGCCCGGAGACCGGTGTCATGAACGCGATCTCGCACGAGCCGATGCCGAAGGTCGTGATGCTGTCTCATTCGACGCACGAAAACTTAACAAGGGATTGGGTGAACACGCGGGCGGTCGCGAGTGTGGCGACCACCTGTCCCGGCCGCGGTGCGAACGCGGTGCCGGCCTGCCATCAGATGCACTTTGGCTGGGACTTCTGTAAGCAGGCAGACGACGGCACCGCGCAATGCCAGCGCGATCTCGACGGCGCGGCGATCTACGCGCTCATCAAGGAGGCGCTGCTCGAGCACACGCGCCGCAAGGTGCTCGTCGCATGACGATCCTGATCCTCCCCGGGGTGGGCTCGCCCGTGCCGCCGACCATCTATCAATCGACCTCGAAGACCTACAACTTCTCGGTGAGCCAGTACCAGGTGATCCGTCAGGCGATGCTCGATGTGGGCGCGCTCGATGGGCTCGAGCACCCGACCAACGAGGAGTACACCGACTGCTCGTTCAAGTTGAACATGCTGGTGAAGCAATGGATGGGCAAGCAAGACTTCGCGCCCGGCATGAAGGTGTGGACGCGCGAGCGCGCGACGCTCTTCTTGGGCTACTCGAAGTACGTCTATAACTTGGGCGTCACCGGCGACAATTGGTGCCAGTCGACCAACGGGCTCACCTACCCGCAGCAGTACAACTCGGCGCTCCTCTCGGCGCAGGCCCTGGCGGGCCAGGCGAACATCGTCATCCCCTCGGTCGCGGGCTGGAACGTCGGCGACTACATCGGCGTGCTGGTGGGGAGCGACCTGCAGTGGACCACCATCTCGGCGATCAACACGCTCACCAACACCATCACCCTCGCGGTGAATCTCACCGGCATCGCCTCGGTGAACGCGCAGGTGTTCAGCTACACGGTCAAGGCGCAGCGCCCGGAGGTGATCATCTTCGCGAACCTGCGCGACATCTACTTCAACGACACGCCGCTCCGCAAGCTCACGGTGGAGGAGTACGAGAGCCTGCCGACCAAGGCAATGCCGACCTTCCAGTCGGATCCGACCGCGTATCTCTACGAGAGCAAGTTCACCGTGCAGGCGCCGAACGGCAGGCTCTACATCGACTGCGGCGGGGCGCAGGATGTGACCAAGGTGCTGCACGTCACCTGGCTCCGCCCGGTGCAGGACTTCGACAACCCGGGCGATTGCCCCGACTATCCGCAGCGCTGGTATCAGCCGCTCGTGCTCGAGCTCGGCAAGCTGATCGCCCCGATGTTCGATTGCGAGTGGACCAAGACCCTCGAGGAGAGCCGCCAGTCCGCGCTCGCGATCGCGCAGGAAGGCGACCCCGAGGAGAGCGTCGCTTATTTCGAGGTGGACTCGAACGACGCGTACGGCCCATGACCACGAAGTGGAAAAAGGTCCCGCTCTTCGGCGAAGGCATCTATGCCGGATCGCCCACGATCACGCGGCAGCGGCGCCTCAACTGCTACTACCAGGTGCGCAAGGACCAGGATCGCACCACGGTCGCGGTGATCGGCACGCCGGGCCTCGGGACGCCCGCGATGGTGATCCCGTCGCTCTTCAAGAGCCCGGCGCGCGGCATGCTCGCGAACTCGACGCAGCTCTTCGTGGTCGCCTTGAACACGTTCTTCTCGCTCGCCGCTCCCGCGGTCGCCGGCGGCACCGCGACCGTGATCGCGCAGGCGAACTTGAACACCAACAACCCGAGCCCGGTGTCGATGGCATCGAACCCGACGCAAGTCTGCATCGTCGATGGGTCGGAGGGCTACATCTTCACGCCGGCGAACGGTGCGCTCGCGCAGATCACGAGCGCAGGCTTCCCCAACGGCACGACCGCGGTCACCTACTGCAACGGCTTTTTTATCTGTCACGCGCCGGGGACCAATCAGTTCTTCGTGTCGAACTTCACCGACGGCACGACCTGGAACGCGCTCTCCTTCGCCGCCGCCTCGCAGTACACCGACGGCATCGTCG